GCGGCTGGGAATTAATGAAGCTGCAAAGCGCCTGTATACGGTCCCGGTGCTCAGCTTTGGCAGCTTCGTCCATATTAGTCTGCTCCTGCTGTTCACGCAGCAGAAGAATTTCTTCCACAAGGTCGTCGTACCTAAGACAAAAACCTCCCAATCACTGTATGATGATCGAGAGGTTTTCCTTTTGGAAAATACATATCTATTTACATTTCAATACTGATCGTCACGCCCGACTTGAACCGGAGCTCCAAGTAGTCGTCGTGGACGGTTACCTTCTCCAGCAGTTTCTTCGCCAGAGCCTCATCAAACTCCGTGATCTCACTCGGCTGAGACTGAATGAATTTCTGAAGCTCCTTTATGCGCTTCGTGTGTTCCTTCTGCGTTGCATCGTCCATGCCTTTCTGCTCCTGCAGCTCACGCAGGAGCAGGATTTCCTCTGTGATGTCATCGTAGTTCTCCCGGCGCTCCGTCCGGTTGATCAGCTCCCGCTGCAGTTCAGCCATTCTCGCTGAGAGGGCTTCCGCCGACATGGGATTAGCTGAATTGATCGCGGCTTCAAGGTTCTCACGCAGCCTGTTCAAGTAGGTGTCGCTGTCGCAGACCATTTCATTGAGGGCTTCAAGGAATGCCGCCTTTAAGGTTTCCTCGCTGACGGTTCTGGCGCGGCACTTGTCCTTCTCCTTCAATCGGGTAACGCAGCGCCAGACAACCGACTTCTTGCCACGGTTGTTCCAGTGTATTCTGCGGAACTGCTCTCCGCAGCCAGCGCAGAAGATTATCTGCGAAAATGCGTGGTTGGCGCTATAGCCCTTCTTTCCGCCGAACGGGAGCTGCGTTCTTGCTCTTCTTGCCATTTCTTCCTGCACCATCAGGAATGTCTCTTTCGATATAATAGCTTCGTGGTCGTCCTCAACATAGTATTGCGGCACGATGCCGGAGTTCTTTACCCGCTTTTTGCTGAGGCAGTCCACTGTATAGGTCTTTTGCAGGAGCGCATCACCCATGTACTTCTCATTTCCGAGAATCAGGCGTATGCTGTTATCATGCCATTTTGTGCTTCCGCGAGCATTCGGAATACCGTCACGCTGCAGTCCCTGAGCGACCTTTTTGCAGCTTGCGCCCTCAAGATACTCCCGGAAGATACGCTTGACGATTTCCGCCTGTTCCGGATTGATGATCAGGTGTCCTTCATCGTCCTTGTCGTAGCCGAGAAAGCGGCGGGCATTGACCATCACTTTCCCCTGCTGGAAGCGGTACCGCACACCGATCTTGACGTTCTGGCTGAGTGATTCCGATTCCTGCTGCGCCAGCGATGCCATAATGGTCAGGAGGACTTCTCCCTTCGAGTCCATCGTGTTTATGGACTCCTTCTCGAAGAATACCGGAATGTTCATCTCCTTGAGCATCCGGATATAGTTCAGGCAGTCAACGGTATTTCGGGCAAATCGGCTAATCGACTTTGTGAATATCATGTCGATCAAGCCCTTCTTGCAGTCCTCAATCATAGCGTTGAACTGCTCTCTGCCTTTGGTCGATGTCGCGCTGATACCGTCATCGGCATACACCCTGACAAGCTCCCATTCAGGATTCTTATTGATAAATTCAGTGTAGTGCTCGATCTGTGTTTCGTAGCTGGTAGCCTGTTCCTCGTTGTCGGTGGAGACACGGCAATAGGCTGCAACACACAGCTTCTGGACTTCCTGCTTCGCCGCATTATTGCCCTTCTGCGGTTTGGCAGGTATTTTTATAACATTCATTTCCTCACCCCGATCAAACTGTAGATGTATTCGGCTTGTTTTATCGGATCGTCAAAATGCATCTCCGGCTCTGAAATCTCAAACTCCGTATAGACCGGCGGCAGTTGCAGACGCTTCTTGCCGCCGTGCTTTTCTGACCTGCGTATCAGTTCAGCGTTCGCTCTCGCAAAGGTCTGGCGGCTGACAATCGCAGGATAGAAGTCATCACCGACATAGCAGAAGTTACTGATGATGCGCTTCACCATGCTGTGAACCATCGGTCTGCCTGCATTGGTTGCTGCATCCCGCAGGCTCATGCCGGAAAGATACCCGTTGAAGATGTTTATAACAACTGCCGCTTCCTGCTCGTCAACTATCACTTTACCGTCCACTATCTTGTACCCGTACATACTTCCTCCTTTAACGTCAGCCCGCATCTCAGCCGGAAGCCGATGCAGGTTCTGGTATATACAATGATGCTGTCAACATATTCGGTGAACAGGTCATCGCTGAACTCTGTGAGCATTTCAGCCGATTCTGCGAAGCGAAGGAGCTTTTTCGTTTCCTTGATATCGCCGTTCTCTCCGGCTCTGTCAATGCACTTCATTTTAGCGCGGATTTCCTCGCTCTCCATTTCGACACGCCGCAGTTCCTGATTGTACATCGCCGCATCAAGGAATCCCTTGATGCGCAGCTTCCGCAGATCGTTCTTGCGGTCGCTGTTGCGCTGCAGTTCATTTTTCAGATCCAGTATCCCTTGCAGGCTCTCGTCCGTATCGGCAAGGCGGAGCGCATCATAATATGGAACGAGAACCTGCTTGCAGCCAAAGATCAGCTTGTTCATCATCGTCACGAATGCTGCCTTTATCGCTTCATCCTTGATAAACATCATGGAACAGGCGTCTTTATTATAAAGGTGTGTTGAGCAAGCCCATGCGATACCGCCGCTCTGCGTCTGCCGTTTGAACTTACCGCCGCACTCACTGCAGATGATAATACCGGAAAAAGGATACTTGTTATGGTATTTTCCCATATCCTTTACGATGCCATGTTCATCAATGCGCTTCTGTATCATGACCTGCACCCGGTCAAAATCCTCCTTGCTGATAATCGCTTCATGGTGATCTTCCGCTATGAAGCTATCGACCTCACCGTGATTGTTATGGCGTCGGAAGTTGCTGTCGGTGTAGGTTTTCTGGAATGCAGCAGCGCCGTAGTATTTCTCATTAACAAGGATACCCTTGACCGTTGAGCCTGACCACTTGCCGCCTTTGCGGGTAGGAACCTTCCTTTTGTCGAGCAATTGCGCGATCTTGTATGTCCCCATACCATTCAGCGCCAGATCAAAAATCAGCTTGACGATCTCGCTCTCAACCGGATCAATGACCATGTTTCCGGCTGTGTCCTTTGTGTAGCCGTATGGAAGGTAGCCGAAAACAAAGTTACCTTCTTCCATTCGCTTTTTCACCGACCACTTCACATTCTTGGAAATGGACTCGGATTCGCTCTGTGCCATGCTGCTGAGAACTGACAGAATCAGTTCACTTTCCATGCTGCCGGTGTCAATGTTCTCCTTCTCGAAGTAGATCGGGATATTATAGGACAGCAGCTCACGCACCAGCGAAAGGCAGTCGGATGTGTTTCGGGAAAAGCGGCTGATGGATTTTGTCAGCACATAGTCGACGCTTCCAGTGCGGCAGGCGTATAACAGCGCCTGTAAGCCTTCACGGGCATCCGCCTTTGTACCGCTTATGCCGAAATCATAGAACACGCCCGCGCATTCCCAGTCATCGTGCATCCTGATCCACGACTCGTAATGTTCGCGCTGTGCTTCCAGACTTTCCTTCTGGTCTTCATTCTCGGTACTGACTCGGCAGTAGGCAGCCACCCGGAGCTTTTTCACCACAGCAGGCTGTGCTTCAATTTTCTTGATTTTCAATGGTTGTCCCTCCTTTGTCAGTATACAATATTAACTCTGAACCGATGATTTATCAAGCGTTTTCGGTAATAAGTCCGCGTATAGCGGAGAGAAAGATTTGAGGTTTAATTCCGTTAATTTGTCATACTCGACAACTGTAATCATACCTCTGGCATAGAGCAGTTCCGTGAGTGCCTGCGCCCTGTGATAGTTGATCTCATCAATGATTTTCTGCTGTTCCATAAAAACACTCCCTTCACTATACGGACATTTGAAAGATGCTTTGATGGGGTGTTATAAGAAAAAAGCGCCCGCCGAGAAACAATCCCGACGGGCGCTGGTATTATGCCTTATTCAGTTTTCCGCTGTACTTCTTGCCGTCAACCGTGACCTCGACCGAGATGCCGTCCTCCGCAGCAGGCACAGGCGGATTCGGCTCCTTGCCCCAGCCGTTCAGCCCCTTCGCCTTAATGATAGTCGGAAAATCCTTATAGCCAATGTCAAGATCAA